TTGACAAAAAAATGGTGTAATTTTGCAAAATTTGTGGCCACCCCCACCCCATTCGGAAGCTTGTGTCTCAAAGATTTCAAGGGTGGACTGCAACATTATTTTTTGTGTGAATTTAACATGTTGCAAGTGGCCACAAAAATGATATAGATCATAAATTTAGCACCAGTATAATTAAGGTGGAGTAGTTCACTTTTTTGGCGGGCACCCAGCCCGCCTTTTTCGACTAAAAAAGTTGCTTACTGACCCTCTCCAGTCCTACCAAAAGCGATAACGATCCTCTCCAGTCCTATATTCTGTACCTGCCCTGTAGACTTTTTTGCTGTAGCTGTAGTTGATCTCACATGCACTTTTGTATTGTTTACAGCGTGTTTCTGCCTTCCACGTGCATACAAGTCCACGCTTGCAGTGAGCTTTGCAGTCTTGCCATTTGTCGGAGCCTGCACGCTTGCATTCCTTGAGTACAAGATCCCCGCCGTTGTATCTTTGGTATGTGATCCAAAGAGGTTCTACTAGTATTAGCTTTAGATATGCTGCGAAAGCGTAGAAGTGTTGTGCGCTGTATGGTTTTGTGTAGTCAGGATAGACTTGTTTGATGTACATATCAACGAATTTCGGTGTGAGCTGAAAGTACCCTACGGAGCCGTGTCCATCAAGGCTTGTTCTCCACCTACAACCACTTTCTACCTGTGCCAGTCCTAAATTGTACCACCACGGAAAGTGCTCGCCGAGAATTCTTACAGATGCGGTCTTTGTTTGTTCCTTGATTTTCAAACAATCAGCCCAAGGCAAAGACCAAGCCAGTGTAGAGAAGTATAGCAATAGCATAGACTTTTTTATCATCTCCCCACTCTATGACTCCTACCTTCATAATTCTTGCGATGTAGTATGCCACCAACCCTGCAGACCATAGAAAGAACTTCCTGGCTAATGCGGAAATCAGCTCTTCCTGTAAGCTTGTGAAAGACATTGTGATGTATAGCATGATGCCAGCAAGCGCAATTTCAAAACTGTAGTATCGCAGTATTCTGCGTAAATATCTCACTCGCAAACCTCCGTTGCTTTTTTGAGTTCTTCACTGTAGATCCTACACATTCTATAGTTCTCTATCAGCGCCTTGAGTATCTCTGTATAGCTCGCACCACTACTAGGCTTGATATATTCTGGTTCTTCTACTTTCGGTATCTGACACCTGACTGGTACCGCTACTGTCTTATATACCACCTTCTCCGCACAAGAAAAAAGAAAAAGGATGAAGGAAGCTACTAAGAGTTTCATGGCAGACTCCTTTCCGCCTTTCTGTATTCTTCGAGCATCTGCTTTAGTGCGGTGCATTCGTCTTTTTCTTGTGGTATCTCAATTCTCAGTGGCTCAAAAACTTTTTGAATTGTTTTTTGCGTTGCTTTAAAGCTTTTCAATTTCTTTTCGTACTCTGCTTTCATACTTTCTATGTGTGCATTCTGAACATCTATCTTTGCGTTGCATTCTGTCAGCTGTGTTTTTGTTTTTGCGAGTTCTTCTTTTGTCTTTAGATGTAAGTAGCGTTCTTGAAGTAGACCAACAACGAGAATCCCGCTGATGATGAAAAGAACAAAAGCTATAGCCTTTACCACCACAAGAACCTCCTTCTGTTTTTTTGTGAAGATCCCACAGAAGAGGAACTACCGCCACCACAGGTCTTTGGTTTTGAAATTACACCACTACTAAAAACGGAGAGTGTGTATGTTTTTTGTTTTTTCGTGTTTGAAACGATCTGATTGTCAAGATATACAGCGTTGTATGTAGCCATATTAGTACCTCACAGCTAAAGTGTTCGGAACAAAGATGACATAGTTGTTTGTCCCGTCAGTTACCTCATCAAGAAATGCCTGCGATTGACCAACTGGAAGATACAGATCCACACATCTTGGGAATACTTTCCCGCTTACGAGCATGTGATATGGTAGCAATGCTATATCTGTTATACCTCCCGTATAAGCTCGTGTTCCCGTCTGGGACAGACTCACGAGCGATCCGCTTGCACTGGTAGTAGCATCAAGAGCTCTTGCTACATTCGTGGTGTTTGTAAAGTAGACCGCTGCGGATATATCTGTTGCAGGACTGATAGTTGTAAAACCGTATGTTTTGTTCATCTCGTTACAGCGAAAGACTACCGTATTTTGCGTGTATGTAAGAAGCCACGTTTGGGACAAAGGAAAAGACGAAATGTAATCTCCGTATAGGCTCTGCCCAGTTGGTACTTCTGTCCCGTCTGCATTCTTAGTCTTGAGAAGCTTGAAATACAAGTAAACTGTGGTCATTGTTGCTCCTTCTACTGATACGTTATCAGCACTCGTCCCACCCACAGCAATCGTGTACAGATTGTTTGAGAAGTAGTAGATTGCTCCCCTTGTGTCTGTTGATGTTGCAGTGTATACCAAGCTCCAAGGACTTCCTGCGGACTGCAATTTTGTTTTAACCCAATCTGCTATCTGCCTACTGTTTGTAAATGATTGAGTTTCAACAACTTTCGGCATATCAGTATGCCTCCATGATTTTTATTTGCGAAGGTGTGTTTGCTACAAGAAAAAGATTGATATCTGGCTTGACAAACAAAACTAAAACCTCTGACGGCTGTATGCTGATTCCGCTGGTTGTGCTGACATTTTCATCCCCATAGTGTACAGTGTTTGTGGAGGTGTTCTCTATCACAAGCACCCTTGTGAGACTGTTCAAATTCAAAGGTGTGGGCGTGGTTCCTACGGTGAGGGTTCTCTGTGAGATGATTTTCTCGATGAGATTTGGTGTTTGTAGTCTATACATGCGCCACCTCCTTGATTGCGAGTTTTATCTGCGCAAAGAAGTATGCGTCATTATTACCCCACTCGATGTTTGTGTTTGCGTTTGGAAAGAGCTGCTGAAGGTTTACAACAAGTGACATAGCAGACCTTGAAAAGCTCTCAAACTCAGAAATATCTGTAGGATTTGCTGCTCTTTTTGCATATACAACTATGTATGTTGTTTGTGTTTTGCGTGGATACTCAATGTTTGTTGTATCTACATATATAGATGCAAACTCAGGGTGCTCTAAGGGTACTTCATTAATGGATCTGATATTGAAATATACATTCGGAACACGCAAAGCTAACACATCACGCAAATTGATCAAGTTCAGCATTTTTTAACTCCTCAATGACCTGTTGATAGCTACGCCACTTGTTGAGAGATTTGTTTTGAGTGCATCTATGGTTTCTCTTGCAAGCTCTTTGTACTGATCGGCTTTTGAAAGCCATATGGTATCTTCTGTTTGTGCGAGCCTAATACAAGCTCTGTGAAGTGCGATCAGTTTGACAGCTTCTTTCAAAAGGTTCGGGTACGGGGGGTCAAAACTCTTGCCCAAGACTCCATCTATGTATCTCTCGGCAAAATCCACATCAGACTCTTGTACAGGGACTTTGTCTGTGATATCCGACAGTGTTATGTACCTCACATTAGCTCCTCCAAGAAGGCGTTTCTGAACTCTTCTTCTACTGCTCGTATTCTGTTTTCAAAATCCGCGAAGAAGTACGGGTATGGCTTGCTTCCGGGATGTGAGACCCTTTTTCTGAATATGAACCCATCTCTGGTTGGTATTTTGAGCGCTTTTCTGTTTCTTGGCATGATAGTATGTGGGCGTGTGCCATACTCCACGTATGGTGCATACTCTGTGTTTGCAGATATGATTGCGGAGAACCTCTCAAAGCGTATGTTGATACTTCTCTGTAGTTGTCCTGTGCGTGGCGTAAAGGCTTTCCGAGCGTCTATGTAGTCATGTATCATCCTGTGATACCTTTCTCCTGCTCTTTTTATCGCTCTGCTTGTTGCCTTTTCCACTAACGCTTGGTCTTGCATTATCCTGGGAAGATTCTTCAGTGTTATCTTTATCATCTTCCAACACCTCTATCTTGTCTCCGTATATAGCAAGAAGTCTTTGACATGTCTCATCGTCTACATACCCAATGCCGTCTTGAAACTCATAAACGCCGCGTGGAGTGTGGAGTGGAGAATTCTCTTGCCAGGGTATACGTACCTTCTTCATCTATACCCCCATTAGTTTGTTATGCCTTCTATCTTTGCTACATCCCACACATTTGAGACTTTCATACTCACAGACCATGTGAGCCTGAATCTTGTAGCTGCCACATCTGGTAATCTTCCTATATTTTCTATCTGTACACCACCTGCCCTTCCCATACCCTCAAGATACACACCACACACATGATTGATACCGAGTCTCACTGCGTACACCTCTGTCAGGTCTGTACCCGTACCTTTCGTAAGGTTCGTTGGGATGTATTCATTCTTTAAGATGGGTATACCGTCGTAGGAAAGCACAGCCCTCCCGAAATTCGGAAGCATCAAATCTGGCGGAGTTGTGTATGCGGTTCTAAGAAGCGCCTTTATGCTGAGGTAAGTCCTTGGGTGTACGATGATGGCATCAGGCGGTCCATCCGGGAACATATCGATGAGCCTATCGAGGAGATCAAAGCTGATGGGAGATCCGTTTGCAGCTGTAGGAACAACTCTTGATGCATCTATCCATTGTCTGAGTCCATCGAATTCCAGAGGGTTTGCTGTGCTGTCTCCGTTGATGAACAAGTTTTTGAACTTCCTAACAATTGCTTCTGATCCTGCAAGAGTTTTCTCTTGCGCTCTGTCTATGATGGTTTTTGTTGCGTTGATCTCAAAATCGTACACATCTACGTTCATAGCAAGCATGCTGACTTTGTTTTTCACCATACTGCCTGAAGTGTCTCCTGTTGGAATGGTGCCATACGGATCTACAACTTGCGCGGTCGGTAGTGCCCCGGTTCTGTACCAGCTCACTACATCTGTGTTCCATGAATCCCACGGCAGAATAGCAAAAAGTGCTTCTTTATCTGCCATGTACTCGAGCACCGCTCTTTCTGTTTGTTCTGCGGAATACTTCCCTGCTACGACCTTCAAAACACTCATCTTTTACCTCCTAACATTTTTTCTATACCTTGTCTGATGCGCTCCTCAGGTGTAAGCACTTTCTCTGATGCAGTGTTGTGTCCCGCACCAGAACCTTGTCCTTTTACCTTAAGCAAAAACGCGTTTTCCTGTAGGAACTTCTCAAGAAATTTTTCTGCAGGCTCACCGTTGATGAATACCTTTCCGTCTTTGACCTCCATCTGCCCTTCAGCTCTGAGAAGTTTGAACGCTTTTTCAACATCTACTACTTCTCTTTGTGAGAGTAGTTTTTTGATCTCAAGACTCGTGAGGAGTTCGAGCTTTTCTTTTCTCTCTCTTTCAAGCTCTTCAAGAAGTTTTTTTGTTTTTTCTTCTGCCTCTTTCTTGGTTTTCTCAAGAAGCTCGTAAAATCTGCCCTGCTCCTCAAGAAGTTTTGCCTGCATGTCTTCCCAATCCTTGTAGCCGAGATCTCTTGCTCTCTTATCAAGCTCCTGAGCAAGAATTTCACTTATGTCTTGTTGCTTTTGGGCTTCTTCCCACCTTTTTTCTTGCCCATCTTTTACCTCCTTTTCAGAATTTTGTTGAGTTTGCTCTTTTTCCTCCATCACTTGCCTCCGCAGTACTTGTCATGTAGTTCCTGAGCTTTTTTCTTGATGCTTTCCTCTCCGTGCATGCCCGCTAAACGGATTACGGATCTAAGCATGTAGCAGTTGATGGAGCCGTCCCTGTTTTTGTACGGATACCTTCTGTTGTCTGGGTCAAGAAAGTAGTCTGCGGGGACTTTTTCCCTTTCCTTTTTGCTGTCTATCCACTTTAGCTTGTCGGTTGGGATGTTTTTCACTTCTGCCATTTTGCAGTAAAAATACAAATCAAAGCAAATGGGTGTGTTGTATAGTGTTAAACAGGAGAAAAGTTAGGTTATTGAAGTTTGTCAAGAATTTGATTTAGCCTCTCAAATCTTTCATCCTCCTGCTGTAGCTGTAAGGTAGTGGATGGGCGAAGAGTCTGGGAAACTTCTTTGTATGTTTGGTTTAGTTGTGTGAGGGCTTTGTAGTATTGTTCTCTTGTGCGCCGACAAGTTATAGCTTCAAGTTTCAACATCTGCAACTCATAATACACTAAGCTAGAGGATTGATTGAGAGACAGCACTTTTTCATATATCTCTCCCCCGCATTTTGAGAGGTCTTTTAGCTTTTGGTGATATTCCTCTACCGCTTTATTGAACTTAGCAACCATATCTGCATATCTGCCCTGGGCTTGCTGGAGCGTTATTTTCTCTGGGACATCTGCAGGTTTAACAGTGAGAAGAGTGTTTGCTGTTTTTATTGACTCTTCAAGGGCGAGGGAAGCTTTCGCCTTATCCCTCATATCTATGTATCTATCTATACCAACAAACAGCATTAATGCTACGAAGACAAAGATAATAGCAGAGACAATGTTAGGAAGCGAAAAAGCTTCTTTTATGGTGTTTTTTAGTTCTTCTTTGCTACCTAATTGCTTATACGCAGTGAACACAGAAATGGCAGGACCCCCAAGAATAAGCATCCATCCCCAGCCCAGACTTGGCTTCAAGGCTAATGCTAAACCGCCCGCTATCTGTGTAGTAATATCCTCGTCGCCTAACGCCTTTACTGCCTCTGATGTGAACCTTTCAAGACTAAAGACCAGATAAACGAAGGATGCAAGCACTAAAGTAAACTGAAAGACTGACAATATGAAAGCCTGTCTATAGTTTCCGCCGTAGAAGTGTTTAGATGCGAGAGCTCCGAGCACCGCAAGCACTATTACCCCAAACCATGCTTTAACCTCTCCCTGTAGCAATAAAGAAAGCACACTAAACCCTGTCCCGAGAAACAGCACCAAAGGCGTAAAAACAGAAACAACCAATATTCCTTGCCCCACATAGAAGAGTTCCTTATTCATGATAGCCCCTCCTATGCTTCAAACTCTTTCAGAATTTTAACAACTACTCCCACAATTCGCAAATCCTCTGCCTCCGCCTGCTGAGGGAGGATTGGAGGGTATTTAGGATTATCTCCTGCCAACAAAACAGTGCCGTTCATCTTCAAAAGCCTTTTCACAAGCAGTTCTCCGCTGTGATTTTTCACTACAACTATTTTTCCATTTGGAATGTCTGAACCGTCACCCTCGTATGTTTGAAACACGACATAATCTCCTTCTGTAAGGGCTGGGTGCATGGAGTCTCCATGCACTTGCACTGCAAAAATCTTGCCTTCCTTGAGATGCGGGCTTTTACTAACAAAGACTACACCAAGAACTTCTATGTCTGAAGGGCTATGCGGGAACCCAGCCCCAGCCTTTCCAACCACAGGAACTTTTATCTTGCTTTCCAAAAGCTTTCTTTGTTCTCTTTCTATAATTTCCTCAAGGCTAAGCTTTTCCCTCTCCCACATATCTCCCTTGCCTTCCTTAAGCCATTCGTAAGAAACGCCAAAGGTGGAGGAGATAAACTTTAAAGTGTGGTCAGGGATATTGCTCTTCCCTGCTTCCCAGTCTTGAATTGTTCTCCACGATTTCCCTATTCTCTCCCCAAACTGCTCCTGTGTAAGCCCTAAGATCTTTCTTAACTCTCTTATCCTTTTCCCTATATCACTCATCACTTTTACACATTTTTGTGTTTTTACCTCTTGACAAGACACAAAACCGTGTATATAATTATCCTTACCATGCGAGCCAGTAGGAATAGTAAAAAACAATTTCTCAACATTGTCAAGGAAAGAACGGGAACAAAAACAGTTGCAGAGATAGCAAGAAGGATCCAAAGAGAATACACATATGTGTATTCTGTCCTGACCTTCTCGGGTAAGAGCTCCAGAAAGCTGATCTTTGAGATCGCACAAGCCTACCATGTTCCTGACCTCCTTTACCTTTATGAACAATTTCTCAGGGACATGGTAGAAAACAAGAGGAAAAAATCTACAGAAAAAAACCAATAAGGAGGTATAGATATGAGCTACTCTTGGGTGTTTCGGAAGTTTCTTTCCCAGAAGAGCGCATATGCGCTTGCTAACAGTCTTCGCGTATCAGAAAAAGCTGTCTACGCTTGGTCCATGGAAGAAGATAGCCCGTTTCATAGACGAGATCCTATTTCAAGAGCGGTAGAAATACTTGATGTTATCAATCGCTTCTATCCTGACCTACTTTTTGAAGTGCTTACAGACATAGCTAATCGCTACAAGTTCAAACTTGAAGCCCTTCCTAAGGATGAAGACTGCCCTGTGTCAAAACTTCTTAAGGAGCTTGTAGATGTTCCTGAGGAGCTTTTGAAAGCTTTGGAAGATGGCGAGCTAACCGATGAGGAGATTACAAGGATACTTAAAGAAATAGATGAAGCGGAAGCAGTTTTGAACAAGAAAAAAGCCTGGCTCAAGTGGAGGCTTGAGCAGAGCAAGCCTCTCAAAGCCATTTCAACTCCACACGGTACATTAGGAAGGAGGTAAAAACATGAACAAGTTTATTTTAAGGCAGTTTTTACTAAATGGCAAGATGGTGCTGGAGCTTGATTTGTTTCAGTATCGCCATGTGTGGCTTAGCCCTTACATACTCGCTGTTGAGCACTCAAAAAGCTGGGTGCTCTATGAAGTGCTCAAATACGAACCTGGCACTCTCATAGTCAGAGAGGTTGGGTGCAAAAGCAGCTTAGAGGAGGTAGAAGCATGCTTAAGAGAGTACTCGTTGAGTTAAAAGATGGCTGGGAAGTGTTGTTAAGTATCTTGACCCTTGCAGGAGCTCTTTTTGCGCTGATGGTATCTGACAAAGTCAGAGCGGAAGTATCAGAAGAAAACGAAAAACTCAAATATTCCCTTGCCACAGCGTGCATGTATATAGATAGCCTGCCGAAGAAATATAGGGCGACATTTGATTTCTGTATGGAGGTGAAAAGATGAAAGAAGAGCGCAAACAACAAGGGCTTTTCCGCTTCAATGAGGAAACTGGGGAGTGGAAAAAGCTCACTGTGGAGTTTAGACAAAACAACGCCCTGCTGACCATCGAGCAGGGAAGGAAAGGAGCAAAGGAAGAGACCATCAGAATCAGCCTTAAGCTTGAGATGCAGGAAGTAGCCTTCCTACAGGCTCTGTTATTCAAAGGTTTACTAAAGTTCTTGGAGGTGTAAGAGATGATAGTAGAAATCAGAATTGACCAGATAGAAGCCCCTCAGGGGCTTCTGCCCCGTATCATCACAGGAACAAGGGAAGAAAAGGTGCAGGAGTACGCAGAGATGATCGAGGAGGGGGTCGTATTTGACCCCATCAAGGTGTGGAAAAGAGAAGATAGGTACTGGGTTGTTGACGGGATGCACAGGCTCGAGGCGCACAAGCGCCTGGGCTTGGAAACAATCAAAGCGGAAATCATAGAGCTGAAGGATGAGCTGGAATGCAGGATTGAAGCTATCAAGGCGAACCTAAAGCATGGGCTACCCCTTCAAAAGGAAGAGAAAATACTATTAACCCAAACGCTTTACAAGCTCGGTGTATCTATCCCTGAACTAAAGAAACTTTTCGGGGTGGCGGAGAGGACGCTGTATTACTGGCTGGAGCCAGTGAAAGAAAAGGAGAAGGAAGAACTAAGGAAAAAGGCACTGGAACTTAGAAAGCAAGGGGTGTCTTTAAGGGAGATAGCCGATAGGCTTGGGGTCCCTAAATCAACAATTGAAGACTGGGTAAATGAAAGTGTCCGAAATTTGCAAAAATTGCAAAAATCGGACAGCGCAGAAGAGCTGAAAGAGCTCATCCTCTCCGCAGCAAAGAAGATTCTGTCCCAAAGGGACTACGAGTTTCACACTTACAGAAGTCTGCGAGCAGATCTCAGATACAACAGATATCCAGAGCTTATCACGGATGAGGAGAGAAAAGCCATTCTTTCCATGACAGAGAGCCAAATAGATGAGATCCTTCAAAACCACGCAGAGGAACTTATGCAAGTTTATAAGAGTAGAGGCTACGCACCCTCCATGCCTCCCTCACCTCCCTCCTCCTTCTCTTTGGCGGGCACCCAGCCCGCCCTTTCTGATTACGAGGATCCCCTCAGCCCCGAACAGTTGCAAGAGTGGTACAAGGGCTGGGCAGAGGCTGTTGAAAAAGAGGAGAAAGAGAAAAAGCAAAAGACACAAGAAAAGACTAACGCTTACGATGCTATGGTGGAAGCGTGGGAAGAGTATAGAGAAGAAGTAGTGAACGCTACGGTAGATGCGATTCGAAAGTTCGGAAAGAAGAAAGTAGTCGCATTCCTCTACGAGCTCATAGAGTATATAGAGAAAAAAACAAAACCTGGAGGACCCTTCCAGAACTGGGACTTTTGAGGAGGGTAATAAGGGATGACTAAGAAAACTCAAGCACTTCATCTGTATCAACAAGGGCTATCCATGAGACGGATAGCCCGCCTCCTTGGTGTTTCAAGGGGGACTGTCAAGAAGTGGTTATATGGTGAACAACTTCAACTTGAGAAAAAAAGAAAAAGCCTACCGCCAGAACTGAGAGAGAAGCTCAAACTACTGATTGAACACCACACAAGGGAAAAAGGGAAAACCAAGGTGTTGAGTTTTCGTCAAATATTCAATAACCTGAGCGTAGAACTAAAAGAGTTAGGAATAAATTCGTATCACACATTCCTGAGAAGACTGAAGAGTTTCATCAAAGATGAGTACGGTAGTCTCTACAAACTTGAAGTCATACGAAGAGACAAAAAAGAGCTACATCAGTATAGACCTTCCCGTGGCAGAATAGAGCGCAGAAAAGGATTTTTTGAAGTTGACGCAACTGGATACACACACAACGGAAGACTCTATTCCGTGCTTTTGGCTCAAGATGAAGAGTCTGGATTTGTCCTTGGCTACATGGTAGTAGAGAATAGAGAGAAAGATACAAAACACTACAACAAAGCATTCAACGAGCTTGACTATATGTACTTCCTCTGGAACATCTTCTCGTCGTATGGTGTTCCCGTTGGCGTAAAAAGCGACAACGAGAGGTTCCTGATGGCAAGGAATGTCAAAAGAGCGCTCACAGAGCTGGGTGTGCAGATACAAAGAACAAAACCTTACTCCCCAAACCAAAAGCTAATAGAACGGACAATAAGAGATATAAAAGAGAAGATAAGACTAATAAGCGCAGTCAAACAAAGCTCTTTTGAAGAGATCCTGCACGAAGCAGTAGAACTTTACAACAGAGAAGAACACAGTTTTATAGCAGGAAGATGGGCACCCGCAGAGAGGTTCCAGGGATATGCTCCTGTAGACTCAGACAGACTTAGGATAGCGTTGAGTGTTGAGGAAGAAAGAAGTGTTGTAAACGGGTATATTCGCTTTGAGAACAAGACATATGAGTTCAGACTTCCAGAAGACACAGAGCTTGATCTGGGAAGAAACAGAAAAACCCCAAAGGTGAAAGTGCGCATAGACCTTGAGGACAACACGAAAGCTTATGTTTACGACTTGAACGGACAATTCTTAGGCGTTGCAAGACTCGTTTCAGTAGTGGAAGAAACAAGTACTGTGTTGGAAAAACAAGAAAAACAAACAGCCAAGAGGGTGGAGAGGAGGAAGAACAAACTCAAGGAGGAGCTTTATGAGTTGGAAAAGCCTGTGGTGGAAAAGAAAAGAGATTTTGATCTGCTTCTGCAAATCCAAGAAACCCCGCAGGCAGAAGTAGAAAACAAAAAAGAAGAGTTTGACATCTTAGACATCTTATCAGGAGGTGAAACATGATACACACAGAAGAAGTCCTCAGAAAAGCGCTACAAGCTATTCGCCAGCAAAGAGAAGTTTTACAATCTCCCGTTCACGCCCTCATCCTGGGAGATTGGGGGGTAGGCAAAACGAAAAGCGCACAGAAAATCACAAAAGAGGAAAGAGACACCTTTTACATGCGCCTCCCACATGAAGAGATGACACGCAGCAAGCTCATAAAACTCATCTCGTATGCTGTTAGGGCTGGCTACAGACAGACAGTCGAAAGCACGCTTGATCTTCTCAAATATACCATAGACAGAAGAGGCATTAAACCCATACTGTTTGTTGATGAAGCAGGATTTCTTTTTAGAAGACAGGCTATGTTAGACACTTTAAAAGAGCTTGCAGAAGATGAAGATATAGGAATTTGCTACATCTTTCTGGCTCCAAAGGATGTGGCAAAGACAATGATCAACCACCCCCATAGCCTCCACAAGCGCATCATCCTTACGAAAGAGCTTGAACCCCTTACAGAAAAAACAGTCAAAGCTATCACTGAACCACTAAAGCTTCCACCTGAACCATTCTTGAAGGTAGGATTGGCACGCAAATGGACAACGATAGACATAGCCTTTGTCAGCTCCATCATCGCAAAAGGTAAGCTTGAGCCAACCGAAGAGAATATAGAAAAAATCGCAGCAACCATAGGGAGGTAGGCATGTACACTGACGGAAAAATCTGGGAAAAGATGCTTGAGCTCAAGGTCTTCAGGATGGAAGACATTATAAAAGCCTTGAACCCACCCAAGCCCTTATATGGGTGGGTCAAGGAAAAGGTGAGGTCGCTAATCGCTAGCCAACTGAGACTAAATATATTAAGACAAGTTGTAGAAAACCCGCCCCTCTTTGCTACAGAAGATGCCACACCTGAAGACATAGAAAAATACAAAAAGACATGCCCCATCTGTAACAGTCAGTTTTTCCCAAAACAGGAAACACAAGAGTTTTGCTCTACAGAATGCAAGAAGAACCACTACAAGAACTATCACAGAAGAAGGAGAAAAGGTATGGGCATGCGATTAGACAGCAGACGCAGATGGACAACAGCAGAACTTAAAGCGCTTGAGCCACTGCTCCGCAGAAACGCAAAAAAAGGAGAGCTGGAAAACATTGCAAAACAACTTAGCAGAAGCAAATGGGCAGTGGAGAAGAAGCTCAAAACTCTAAGGAAGGAGGTAAAACATGCGACTACAAACGGTAATTAGGCGTTTAGAGGAGATTCTTAGAGAACCGTCACCACAAAGCGCACGAGAAAAACTCAAAGCGCTTCTAATACAGCTCAAAGCTCAAGCAGAGGAGGAAGAGAAGAAAAAAGATTACGGAAAGGCTCTACAACACTTGCTAGGTTGGTATTTAGAACTGTGGGAGGAGCGCCCACCAGAATCCCTCAGGTTTATGAAATATAAAGAAATCATAGCCAAACACTTTAAAGAGCTGTTTGAAATATACACAAGAAACGGAGAGAGCGTAGAGGATCTTAAAAGCGATTATCTCAGTTTCAAAGAGCAGACCAAAAAAGGAGATAAAGGTATCCTGCATTTCAGAAACGCTCTACGGTTTATAAAACAGAAAAAAGAGTGGTCAAGCGAAGACTATAGAAGGGGGAAGGAGGAATACACAAAGCTGTGGGGAGAAGACGATGAATTACCTATGTAGGGGGTGTGAACATGTTTGTAGCAAGAACAAAAGAAGAGGCACTCAGATTTTTTGAAAAGGAAGCAGTTATTGAAGTCAGAGAGACCGAAAATCGCTTCATCATATCCCTTGTTCGTGAAAGGTACGGAAGGAAAGAATATCCAATAGTCTATGTTTATAAGCCCCTGCCGACGCAAGTAATCAAACAAGTGCTTCATGCTTGCGGTTTTCCAAGAGTTGATGTGCTTGACAAATTACAAGAGACAGAAGCGGTCAAAAAGATCAAGAAGATCGAGCGCTGCGGTGCGGTACTAAGCGGTCCTGCGGGTGTAGGGAAAAGCACAGCGGTATGTTGGTGGATTGCCAAACAACTCTCTTACTACAGGATCAAACATGCAAGAAGGTTCTCTGCATTCACTTTTGATTTTCAAGAAGTGAGAGAGTGCTATGAAGATATAGACACAATTATGATAGATGATATGAACCCAAGCTCACTACACCAACACAGGTTAGATTTTCTAATAGAACTCATATACAGAGCCTACGACGACAACAAGAAGCTCTTTATCACGACAAACGAACAAAAGGAGAAGTTTGTTATCCGCCTCCCCGAGGCAATAGTTTCAAGACTTGTGGAGATGTGTGAGTGGATAGAAGTAAAAGGTGTAGACCTTAGAACAAGGAAAAGGAGGTAAACCATGAGAGAAGCCCTTAAGGTGTTAGTCAGCACCTATGAGGATATACAGCAAGAGCGCATCAGAGCAGAAAACCGCTTGAGAACAATTTCAAACACTGCTACACCTGAAGTGTTTGAGCATCTTACAAAACTTAAACTCGTAGAGGAAGGCATAGCAAGAGACATCAAGAAACTACTCAAAGAAGAACCTGTCTATGAGGAGTTTCTCAGGCATGTCAAAGGAGTAGGAGCAATCTTGTCAGCCAAACTTCTGTCACTACCGCTTGATACGACTAGAAATGTATCGGCGTGGTGGAGCTTCTTTGGATTAGTCCCACACTACTTTGCTATTATATGTGAAAAGGAACACAAATACTTGGCACCAAAAGTCAAGCCTTGCCCTGAATGTGGGGCACAGCCAAGAGATGCAACATTTTACAAGGAAGCACCAAGAAAGAAAAAAGGATACAGAGCCTTCTGGAACCCCAAAGCAAGAGCATTAGCCTTTCTTCTGATGAGATCCTTCAACATGCAGAAGGATGGATACTACAAAGAAGTGATCAATGAATACATGCTCCGTCAAGAAAATCAAAATTTCACTCAAGCCCACAAGAGAGCCAGAGCCTTGAGGTATGCGGTCAAACTTTTCATCTCTCATTTCTATCAAGCCACATGTGAGATACACTCGCAACCCTACAAAATGCCATATGCAATAGAGATACTCTCCCATGACAGCTTCATTCACTGGAAGGAAGTGGTAGCAAGGGAGAGAGCCCATGTTTGAATATACCAAGAGAGCCATAGGAAAGTGGTTTCTTCAAGCGAGCCAGATTTGTAGTAGCCCTATTGATATTAAAGCGAGCCAAAAAATGAAAAGCACCAGCAATAATTTAGCGAGCCAAAAGATAGCCAGTGTCAAGCTTGAAGTAGCGAGCCAAAAGCTGCACAGCCCCAAGCTTGCGGAAGCGAGCCCATTAAGGAAAAGTACCTCTATAGGAAGAGCGAGCCAAAGGGTCGAAAGTGTCAAGATGGAAGGAGCGTTTAAAAAACTCAAGAGCCTGTCAAGAGAACAGCTCTTGAGTGAGATAAAAAGAGTGAGAGACAAAGCGTTTGATACGGGGGAAGAACCCACAGACCCGTATGAAGCCTTTTTATGGGAAGCTTTTTTGTCTAGCTCCGCCGTAGAACATGCGGTAGAGGTTGTCATAAAGAAACTCAGACTTCATCGTTGAGAAGAGAGTTCTTAATCACGAACGCAAGAAGGGAACCTATCGGGATCATCACTCTTTTCCCCCATCCTTTTTTTTCTCCTCTTCCTTTTTTTGCACTTTTTATATAGATAGCTTCTATTTTTCCGTACCATGCGAGCCTTCTAATTGTTTGTTGATGTACACCGAGTAGTTCTGATACTTCCTTTACAGAAAGCATATTCTTCTCGGGAAAGCCAAGCGGGGCAATTTTGAGATACAAATCTATAGCCACATCTGGTATGAAATACTCCTTATCAAGGTACGGCTGAGCAAGGTCTTCTATCACCTTCTCCAACCAAAGTCTATCATAGACATCCATTATATAACACTATACAACAAAACCCGCAACAAGAACAGTACTTTCAGTTACATGGAAGTAAAAGAAATCTTTATGATGCTTGGATTGATACTGACAATATCCCTAAATTCTGTAATAGTGGCATATAGCTACGGGAAGCTTTCCAAAGCTGTAGAGGAACTATCAAAAATGGTTGACTTTCATATCAAGAAGCTTGAAAGCGTGCAGGAAAGACAAAGAGAGCTTGAACTCAAACAGCTTGAAGATTTCGTGAAGAAAGAAGACATGCTCGTCTTTACGAACAAAGCAGAAGCAATTATGAAAGAAGTTATGGAGGAACTCAGACATGTTAGAAGAGCAGGTTAGGTACCTCGTATTGAAGTTCTTAGCTCAAGTATACCCGTCAGATTTGAGCTTGCAAATGATAGAAGCACTGCTATACGACTGGCGGGTATTTATCACGCAAGATAAGCTCAAGAAGAAAATTATTAAACCTCTCGTTGAAAAGGGATACGCTGAGATAGTTGAAATTGAGCTCCCTGCTCACACGGGGAGCATCAAAAAGTTAAAACTCACCGCAAGAGGAAGAGCACTACTGGACGGAGAGTACATAGACGAACTCATCAAAGAGGTTTGAAATGGGAAGAAGAAGCAATATAGACAAAAATCCTGAACTGAAAAAAGAAGTAGTTAGTGAATATAGGAGAGGGAAGACTCTCGAACAAATAGAGGAAGGGATTAAGCTGAGATTTCCAGAGGCGCAAGCGTCAAAGTCTGCGATACACAGATTTATTCAGAAAGTAAGACCACTGCTTCATTTGCGTGATATAGGGATCATCAGCGATGAAGATATGGATATGCTACAGCAAAGCCAAGAGGCTATTTTGCTTGCCCATGGACTACTCACCGAAACAATTGCGGAATGGATAGAAAAAGGAGAAGTTGAACAAGAAAGGGTCAGGACACTGATGGATCTGCTTTCCACAACATCCATGTTTGCCAGAACTGCTGCGTATACAGAAAAGACAAAGGCTCAGCTGGTACAACACACCGAAAGCGTACTCAAGAAAATGCTGACGGTGCTCTCAAAACATCTTGACACCGAGACCGTAAAAAAGATATCAGAGGAGCTCAAGAATGAGCTATAAGAAACTTGCTCTTTCAAAGATTCTGCAAAACACAACGCTCTCGGAAAACAAAGAGAAAGAGCAAGCAAGAGAAGACTTTGTTTTCTTCTGTCAGACATTCTTACCACACATATTCAGAAAACCCTTCGCAGAGTTTCAGCTTGAAATAGTGAAATATTTACAAGATGAGAATATGAAAAGAGTAGTCATAGCAGCACCAAGAGAGCACGGAAAAACTTCTCTGGTTTTTCTAGGTTATGTGCTCTGGGCAAGCCTGTACGCCAAACACAAATACATACTTGTGATTGCAAGCTCAGAAGAACAAGCAAAAGAACAACTATTCAACATCAAGCTTGAAATAGAAGCGAACCATCGTATACTTGAAGCCTTTGGAGATATGAAAACGAGCGTGTGGTCTTCAAATAGACTACAGCTTGCATCAGGTACATACATAGTCGCAAGGGGCGCAGGTTCTTCAATCAGGGGTTTGGTTAAGCGTGGACTCAGACCTGATCTCATCATCTTGGATGACATAGAAAAAGACCTTCACAAAGAAAGCGCCACCATGAGGAAAAAGCTCAAAGAATGGTTCTACAGAGCGGTGATGGGACTTTCAAAGGATGCAAAAGTGTTTGTGATAGGTACAATTCTACATTACGATAGCCTTCTCAATGAACTGGTAGACAAAGGGCAATCACTTGGTTGGTTTGCAAAGAAGTACAAGGCTATACTACCAGATGGCACTCTTTTACATCCCTATTTGTGGAGTGTTGAAGACCTCGAGAAAAAAAGACAAGAGATAGGATCTGTAGCGTTTGCAAGCGAATACATGAACGAGCCTATGTCTTCCGAAGACAAGCTCTTTAAAGAGGAGTGGATATCCTACTACGAAGAGGTAGAGATAGACAAACTTGACATCACAGTGGGGGTAGACCCAGCTACAGGAAAAGCAGGCGGAGACTACAGTGCAGTTGTGGTAGTAGGGAAAGACAAAAGGACTGGCAACATATATACACTTTACACATTTAACAAACACTCATCACCCAATCAGCTCATAGAGACGCTCATAGAGTTATACAAGCGCTACAAACCACGCACTATTATTTTTGAAGAAGTAGCTTTTCAGGAAGTGTATAAGAAGTTTGTGCTTGAGGTAGCCAGTAAACAGGGAGTGCATTTACCCATAAAAGGCATCAAGCCAAAAGGTCCTAAAGAAGTTAGAGCTCAGAAACTCAGTCCTTTAATAGAGAACGGTATACTGAAATTCAGAAAAGAGCATAAAGAACTCGTACAACAGCTTACAGAGTTTCCGTTCTCTGCACATGATGACCTTGTTGATGCGCTTGTGTATGCAGTAGAAGCGCTTGAGAAGTCAGAAGCACCCTTCAAATTCTTAAAAGTGAGGTGGCTATGAGATACGACTATCAACTTATGTGGGACAGTTATACGGGCTTGGGTGGGTTTCAGGATGGAAGCTATCTGGTTCGTTATCCGAGAGAGACAGACGAAAAATACAAGCGCAGACAGCAACTTGCAGTGTATCCAAACTACACAAAGAAAATAGTAGAAACCATCACTTCACACATCTTCCGAAGACCCCCCTCAAGACAGATAGAAAGTCCATCGTATATTGGATTTATGAAAAACACAGACAGGACAGGAACTTACATAGACGACTTTATGAGAAAGCTTTGCAAGCTCTCGCTTATATTTGGTACTGTCTTTGTAGTTGTGGATAAACCACGCACGGAACAAGAGGTTCAAACGGTAGCTCAAGAAAGAGCGTTGGGAATTCTACCTTACGCCACTATGAGGCTCCCTTCTCAAGTAGAAGAACTACAGATAGATGAGTACGGAAATATACTGAGCATATCCTTTAGAGAACAATACTCATTGAGAGTGTATACAGACAACAACTGGTTTATCCAGACATCTGTAGAGACAATAAGCGGAGAGCACGGTCTTGGGAGAGTTCCAGTTGTTGCGGTCAGTTGGACAGATGCTCTTTTACCAACACAGGTGTTTGCACCACCTTTTATACATGAGATAGCTTACATTTCTAAGGACCTCTACAACGCCATATCCGAGCTTCGTGAAATACTACTCTCTACTACATTCCCAATAC